GTCGATCGACGCGCTGAGCGTCTAGCAATCGAGCAGGTTTTGGAATACATCGTCGACGACCGACAGGCGGTGAGCGCATGACCGCTATGTCGTTTGATCCGATAGCCATTTATTACATCATCGCACTTATAGCCATCCCGGTTTTGGGATTGCTTTACACCGCACTCACGGAAAACTTCTATTGGAAAGGATTTAGAGATGGAAAACGACTCGCCGAAAACAATCGCAGCGCACGACATTCTGAAAGAAGCTAATGCAATCCGAGCTGATCGAGGGTCGATCTACGGTCACCCTTACATCAACCATTTACGTATCTCGAAGCTTTGGTCGGCTTATCTGGATTTCCCGATTACGCCTGATCAAGTCGCGGTATGTATGGCATTACTCAAAATTTCACGACTTGCTGAGACGCCAGGTCATCGAGGACGTGACGGATACGTGGACGGTTGTGCCTATCTCGCACTTGCTGGAGAGCTCGCAACAACCGACCCAACTGGGTTCGATGCCTATTAGAGCGAACCACGACACCAAAATTTGGTGCGACATTTGCAAAATACGCTATGGGAAGGTCGGTGCGGAATGGCACACTCGTGCCATGACGCCAGCTCGCTGGATTGTCATCAGCGAGACTAAGGAGCGACGTGGACGGACTAAGGCATATTGCCAGCCATGCGCCAATGAATGCCAGGTCGATGGACAGGGCAAAGTCTGGACGTTTCGCGAGCAATTGGACTATGCGATAGGAAGGGAAGAATTAGATGGCATGGAACCTGAACGACTATGAACCGGTCGAAGATCGACTTCGGGCTTGGTGGCAAGGGCATCCGTTGGGTCGGATTGAAACTGAGTTGGTTACATACGAAGGAAATCGCTTTATCGTCGCTGCTTACCTTTATCGAACGGATGCGGATCTCGACTTCTATGCGTCCGGCATGGCAGAGGAAACTGTTACTGATCGAGGCGTCAATTCTACTTCGGCTTTGGAAAACGCAGAAACGTCGGCTATTGGGCGCGCTCTCGCTAACGCTGGATACGCTGCAAAGGGAAAGCGACCAAGCCGAGAGGAAATGGCGAAAGTAGTCCGTGGGGATTCACCGGTAGTCAAACATCCATTCAAGCCAAAGGACGAAGTCAAAGAGGTTCCAAACGAGCCCGAAACCGTCGTCTGGGATGACGTCGAAACGAAGGCGTTTGAAGATACCGGAACCTTTATCGCTGATCTCCAGGCGCAGCTAGGAGCATCGATCGAAGGCTTCAAATGCGCTCATGGCGACATGATTCGCAAAGAAGGCACGTCGAAAAACGGCAATAAGCCTTACTGCGGATATGTCTGCGGATCACCACGCAAGGCTGAGCAATGCGAGCCGAAGTGGGGCAAGATGGTAGGCGGCAAATGGGTCTTTGAGGGTCGAGCTGCCGATGCCTGAGTTTTGGGATGAGCAACTAGTCGGACTTGCATCGACCAGACTCAATCAGCGTCCGGTCAGTTGCGATTGGTGCAAAGCCAATCTGCCAGCGTTCAACGCGGTCAAGGTTATGTGTTCAGAAGAAGATCCATCGGACTACTTTTGGGCATGTGAAGCGTGTTGGGAAGAAAAGCGGTTCGGATGAGTAGGAGACAGCGTGGCAGGGATTCTGAAAAATGCGTGGCTGATTACCTCGTTAGGCAGGGTTTCCACACCGCTCACGTTACGTCTATGGCGGCTAGTGGTTCTGATGTCCTGGGGATTCCTAACCTGGATATTGAGGTCAAGGCTAGAGCCGGACTACCAATTAGCGAAACTATGGCTCAGCTCAAAAGAAGGCGTCGAGAGACAGGGCTAGGCGTGGGCGTGCTTCGCATGAACGGGCAGGGCGAGAAGGCGATTGGCGATTGGGTCGCCATCCTAACGTTCGATGATCTTATTCACCTATTGAAAGCGGCAGGTTATGGAGCTCGATAAGCGAGTCCAGCGTTGCCTAATGTGCGGAAAATGGGTTTATATGCGTGAGCTTTGCGAGGATTGCTATCCGAAAGATAAGGCAGCATGAAAACGACACGCCGTCTGACCTGCGGTTATGTGAATGGGCTTGACAGCCATGTTACGCTTAGCGTGCCAACCCGCGGGGTCGGAGCCCGAGCGGGGGCTCTAGCGATCGGGCGACCTCTATTCATAATCCTTTTGGGATTATTCATAAGCCTTTCAAATAGCGTGCAAAATGCTTATGCCTGGAAAAACCATTCTATGAATTTGAAACTATATGCTCATAACCAGATAAAGGATTGGACTGAATTCGAATGCTATGTGGAGCTCATACATAGGGAGAGCACTTGGAACTACAAGGCTAGGAATGGCAGCCATTACGGACTAGGTCAGATGCGATCAACTTGGTATAGGGATCTATCACCTCGTAAGCAAATAAAGGCTCATTTAGATTACTTAGACCATCGCTACGAAGGCTCAGCGTGCAAGGCACTCAGACACCTGATTCGTAAGGGTTGGCACTAGTGGCAAGCTACTTGAAGCGCAACGGATCAACGAGTCAATGGCGAAGGCTGCGAAGCCAAATCCTCAAACGTGACGGTTATATATGCTTCTATTGCGGTGGTGAAGCCACGACCGTGGATCACATAGTGCCGAGGTCGAAACTCATCGATCAGAACGCGGATACGCCGGATAATCTCGTTGCTGCGTGTGCGAAATGTAATTACAGTAAGGGGGGTAGGTTTTTTGTGAGCGCACCGACACCATCGACCCCCCTGGACTCTTTTACCTCTCAAACGGGCACAATCGTCCACTACGGCGACGAATCTGGGTCGGTCGACCGAAATGAGGAAGCATCGTGAGTGATCGGCTCATATCGGAAATAAGAGGTGTTACTGAGCCACGCATTCACTCAAAACTCAATGATTTACCCTCTCGGGGTCAGGAAATGATCGACTTCTGCCGCGAAATCGGCTTCCCTTTGCTTCCCTGGCAGGAATTCGTAGCCATCAATAGCCTGAAAGTCAAAGAAAACGGTCGCTGGGCTTATCCGCTCAACGGACTTCTCATCGCCAGACAGTCCGGCAAAACCACCTTCATGATCCTTCGCATCCTTGCCGGAGCCATGCTTTACGGAGACGACCTGCAAATCGGAACCGCTCACACGATTTCCACCGCCCGAGAATCCTTCAAACGGCTGGTCGATATTGTCGAAGCTTCGAAGCTCGCAGGCGAAGTGAAGAAGATTCGTTGGGCAAATGGCGAACAGGAAATCCAATTCATGAACGGAGCGCGGTATATCTACCGAGCGAGCAATAACGCCACCCGAGGAATCTCAAAGCCTGAAGCCATCCACCTGGATGAGCTTCGCGAGTATAAAAATGAAGCAACCTGGGCATCAATCCGTTATACGCTGCAGGCGGCGAGAAATCCGCAGACCTGGATTTACTCGAACGCCGGTGACGCCTCATCGGTGATCCTGAATTCGTTACGCGATCGCGCTCTCGCCTCTCTGAGCGGTTCGGGTGACGATATTGGTTGGTGGGAGTATTCGGCGCATCCGGACACTCCCATCGACGGGTCGCTGAAAATGTGGGAAGGTTTAGCGCAAGCAAATCCATCGCTCGGTTACACGATCCATCCCGAAAATCTCAAAATGGCTCTCAATGACCCACCGGACACCATCCGAACCGAAATGCTTTGCCAATGGGTGACGACCTTGAATGGTGCGGTTGACCCTGACCAATGGGAAACCTGCCGCGATGAGAAGATCGTGCTTGACCCTCAAAAGACGACATGGCTTGGCATCGATCTTAGCCCTAGTCGTCAGGAAGCGGCTTTGGTTGCGGCTCAGAAGCTCGACGGCGACCGATTTGGTGTCGTCCTCTTGCAGACATGGAAGTCAGATTTGGCTCTCGACGATAAAGCCCTGGCGAACGACATCGCGCCGTGGGTTCGAAAGTATCAGGTCGAGACGCTTGCTTACTCAAAGCAAACCGCATCCGCGATCGCGGTTCGACTTATGCCAGCCGGTATTCCGGTGCATGACGTCGATGGCAACGATTACATGCAAGCATGCGACGAATGGTCGGGAGCCATCAATTCAGGCAGGTTCAGGCACTCAGGTCAGGAGGAATTCACCAAGCAAGTGCTTTCAGCCGTGAAATATCAACGTGGTGATAGTTCATGGGTTATTGGTCGTCGGGCATCCAGCGCCACCGTCTGCGCTGCCGTTGCTTCAGCCCTGGTCACGCACTTTGCGACTCGGGTTGACGATGGGATCGATATCGTCGTAGGCTGAACGCGCTTGATCCGCTCCCGGAGTCAGATACTCCAGGAAACGCGACCGCCGGTCTTTGGACGCCGGCGGTTTCGTTTATTAGACGGTCTTTCGTGCTAGAATTATCCATCAA